GTTATCAGCTTCATCGATGATGATAACTTTTGGTTTTCCATTTGCTTGAAGTGATACGGTCGTCGCAAAATTCTTTGCTTGGTTCCGTACCGTGTCCAGAAATCGTCCTTCGTCAGATCCATTAATTACGTAAAAGTCAACGCCAAGTTCATTACACAGAGCTTTCGCAACTGTGGTTTTTCCAATACCAGGAGGTCCAGAGAGAAGAAGATTAGGAACCTCCCCCTTCTCAACAAAACTAGACAGTGTAGTTTTGATGCTATCTGGTAAAATACAATCTTCAATTTTGTTGGGTCGATATTTCTCAACCCAAATAAAGTCACTCATAATTAATTAAAAGTAGAATCAGGTTCCAATGCAATCAAGTAAGACAAGTTCCACTTATCGTGAGTGAACTGGGAAATGTTAGCAGTAGATACTTGAACATTATACACTCCAGGAAGAATTTTAAGGTTCTCTACTTTGAAATTGAAACAAAAATCATTAGTAGTTTCACCAACTTTTACAGAGAAATTATTAGATGTGTCATTGTTCTTTGTACGAACCACAAGATTCATATCACCATTCTCACCAACCAAGGAAAGATCGGGGAGTTGATATACACTTGCTGCACGAAGCAAAGATGACAGAACTTCTTCAGTCAAAGTAAACTCCACATCGATAGTTGGAAGTTCAATATCTTTTTCAGGGGGAGCAGTAATTACACTGGGATCTGAAAAGAAATACTTTACTTTAGATTTTCCACTGCGAATAGAAAGATAAGAAGGATTACCGAAATCAAAGTCAGGATCCTTAAATAGAGAGAGACCACCCAGAAATTCATTTAGATCATATACAGCAAAATCATTTTCAAACGATTCTGGACATTGGAATTTAGCAAGAATATTTTTTGCTGGAGAGATAGTTCTCAGAATATTTCCTTTCTTCACAACCAAAGAAGAATTGATTGTGGAAAAGTTTTTTAGAATATTCAGAGTTTCAATAGAAATTTTCATAATTAGTGTGGGTAAGTTTCAGTAACTGCAGATTTGTCGGAGAAGTGGAGAAGAAGGAGACCGTAGTGTAGGATCTTTACAATATCACGACGAGCGGTTCCTTTCTTATCATATCGGGAAGCGTACTTTAGGATATTGCTTCTGCAGAATGCTTCAGCGTCACCACATGCTTCAATCAAATCTAACGTTTGGATCTGGTCATTACCAGCGGAATAGTGTTGTCCATAAGTTCCAATGATGTAGCTACGTAACTCGCCCAAGAGTTCTTCTTCATTGTATTTTAGTGTCATAGGTTTTTTAAGATTATCCTTTAGATTATACAGGGGAATTTAAGCATTGTCAATTAACATCTGATGTTTCATCATCCGTTTCAGGAGCAACAATTTTGTCAAAGAGATCAAGGAAAGACTGTTTGGTATCATCATCGAACCTATTCAGACAGACACTGATTGCCTTTGTCTCAATACCAAAGATACTATATGCACGAATAATGTGAACTAAACGACGGGTAGAAATTACTTCATCAATACCACCCTCGTTAAATGTCTTACGGATAATATCTGCCCATGCAACAAGAGCATCAATAAATTTATCATTCAAACAATTAAGTTCCAGACAATAGTTGTTGAGGATCTTAGTCTCAACAGTAACTGTAGGATACTCTTGTTCAAATGTTACCGCAAACCTTTCAAGGAATGCTTCGTTGAGCACATTAGTTCCGATGAATCGTCCATCGTCAGAACCTTTACCTTTTGTGTTAGCGGTTGCGAATACGTTAAAACCTTCTGAGGCTTTAACGTACTTGTTAATCTTCTTGAGGAAAACTCCTTTTCCTTCGAGAACAGATTGAAGACAGAGAATTTTGTTGCTTGCGAGGTCGATTTCGTCAAGGAGCAACACAGCACCCCGTTGCAAGGCTTCAATGACTGGTCCATCATGCCAAACGGTTTCTCCGTTAACAAGACGGAAACCACCAATAAGATCGTCTTCATCGGTTTCAATAGTAATATTTACACGAATCAATTCACGACCAAGTTTAGAACATGCTTGTTCAACACCAAATGTTTTACCATTACCAGAAAGTCCAGTAATAAATGATGGGTAAAAAATTCTAGACTTAATAATTTTCTTGATGTCCCAGAAATTACCAAAGGGAACATAGTTCTTATCGTTATCAGGAATAAGACTAACTACATCATCAACTGCAGAAGTATCAGACATATTGTTATAAGTTTGTTCTAGTTTTTCTTTTACCGTGAGGTTATATACACCACGACCAACCTTATAATCTTTTAATCGATTGCAAATAGTTGCAAAAGAAACATCACTGGTTTCAGCATAATCAATTAGATTTTTACGAGTGACGTTGGTTCCGTATTGAGAAACCAGGTCAGAAATCATCACGTCAGTGGAGGTCATTGGGGTTCGTTGGTTACTTAGCTATTATAGTACAGAGTTGGGAGGCCGTCAAGCGATTTGATCAACAAATTTTGATAAGATTATCTTATTCATCATCTTGGTTTTCATATATTTTTTAAATTGTCGTCGGATTTTACTCTTAGAATCATCATGAGATGCTTCTATTACAGCTTGACTTCCATTAAATTCAGAAGATGCTGATATAACATATAGTTCATCATACCCAACAGAGTCAACAACAAAACATTTAGCAGTCCGCCATAGTTTTCTATAGTAATCATAATCATGTCCCCCAGAACTAACTGCTGATCGAATGATATATTTAATATCATGGGATTGAGATAACCTAAAACCAACTATGTTAGATCCAGTCATCCACTTGTAATAACGAAGTAGAGCAGAAGTAATATTCATACCAGAATCTTGCCACCCTTTAGAGTTATTAATATTCACATCACTATAACCAGTTGCTGGATCTTTCAAACAAAGAACAGAATATTCAGAAGAATATGCACAGGATTTTCTAGAAATATATTGTTCTTCTCCCTCACCTTTAAACACAGAATATGCCATATTATTAGACTCACCATCAGTAAGGAATACTGTATTTACTTTATCAACACCCGTTTCTCTTTTGAATTTATTAAAGACATAAGTTGCTGCAAGAATAGTATCGTTCAATGGGGTTCCACCAAGACTATAACTTCCAAATGGAATCTCTACACGTTTATCAATAAAGGTCATGAGAACCCAAAGTCTGAAAAGTTGTTCATCAAATTCTGATTTTTTAATCTTATGATTAAACATTTCAATCAGACGGAATCTTTGACTTACAGCAATCTCATACTCTTTAGCTGGAGCATAATAATTTCTACTATAATCGTAAATACCCGTATCACTAAAAGCAAAAACTTGGAAAGGAATATTTACTTTTTTACAGAACATAATCAGATTAATCAGTTGTTTGATTGTACCTGACATATTATCTGCCATTGATCCAGACCAATCGATATACATGATAAGACCATGATTCTTACCATCAGGAACAATTGTATTTTTCTTAAAAATATCATCAGACCATTTATATGAAAATAATTTGTTTGTATTCAATACACCTGTTTTTGATACACCCGAACGATTATATTCATCTGCTTGTTTTTTCATTTCAAATTCTTTTACCAAGAATGAAACTGATTTAGCATTTTCTACTTTAAAAGAATTAAACTTAGTTCTAAAATTATCAATTACATTATAAATCGTCTCATATTTTTCTTCAAAATATTTAATGTTCTTATCCATGTTTTCAGAGAACATAGAAACTGGTTCAATACAGTTAGACCAATCCATGGTAGGAGGAATCATGTAGATATGTTCTTTAGCAGAAGAATCTACAAGAGTTTTAGTATTCTTACCCCAGGCACTATCTGTATGTGAAGTGTATTCATCATTGTCTTTTACTTCACCATCAAAATCTTCATCATCAAATTCATTTTCTTTCTCTCGTTTATTAGCTTCATCCAACATCTCTTCATGAGTCATTTCATCAGACTCATCAGAAGGTGTTACATCAACTGAAATTTGGTCTGTGCCAGAGAGTCCATCTTCTTTAATATTAGATACATCTAATGATTTGGATTCTTGTTTTTCGGATTTACTTTCAATATACTCAAGGATTTTTTTACAAATACTTACAACGTCATCAAATGTTTCAGCATCTTTTGACATATTTACAAACTGTTCCTCTTCTACATCGAAAGGAATAATTGTATTTACATCATGAATACCAAGTTTAAAATACAGATTTATCCTATCGATAAGATTCATTTCAGAAAGATTTTCTCCACCAATCTCAAAAAAATCTTGTTTATTAAGTTCAGTATATCCACGGTAAAATGATTTAGTAATACCAGGATACTTTAGTTTAATTTTACGTTCAATACGAGCATCCTCAACAACGTTAAGAAATGATTGAGGTACTTCCCTTGTAATATATGCAGAAGGGGTATATAGAGCGTGTCCTACTTCATGACCTACCAAGAGATCATAAACATCATTTGATATATTTTCCCACACAGGAAGTTGAAGAACTCTTGTCTCAACATTAAACGAAGCGGTAGAGACGTTACTATGTTCAACGGTCAGGTTTTCTGTTGCTAACAGTTTAGCGAGATTACTCTTGACTTGTGTGATGGACATAGATGTCTTTGATCGATACAGCTAAGCTATCACGAAAGAAGGAGGGTGTCAACCCTCAATCCATATGGGTTCCTTATCAATCCGAATAAACTTGAAATGTCCCCACCGAGAGCCCCAGATATATTCATCAGTATCTACCTCATAACCTCTGTCATAAACTTTATAAGAATCTTCACCAAGATAAGTAGAATTTTTTACATATGTTTTTTTCCCTTCTCTCTCCACGAAACAATTACAACCTTCTACTTCACCAACAAATTGTTCACCATCAAATTTAAAAACCATATCACAGTTGGGCATATATTTATCATCCAACGTATAATTTTTTGCAATAATCAAACCATCAGATTCTGATATTACATTTTTAAATTTTCGATATGTAGTATTAGTATACATTGTTTTTTGTTCACCATAAAAAGTATTGTCACCCAAGTATTTGTGACTCAGGTTAACTTCTTTAAACATAAAGGGATGAGACAATGCTTGTTTTCTATTCGTAAATGAACCAACATACCAATCTATAAATTTATCTATCATGAGATTGTTACTTTACTAAAGTTTTTAACCTTGTCAAATTTCATAACTCTATCAAACTTATCCATAAGTACATCTCCTTTATGAGAGATAATAAAAACATTAGTATCATCCTGAACTCCTCGGATAATTCTAAGGAACTCGTCAGTACCACCAACGTCTAGAGATGAATCAAAGACTTCATCTAGAATAAGAAGATTTGTATTTGCAGAGTTTTTTAGTTTAGCAATAGATCTCCAAGTAAACATTAGAGCAAGATCAATTCTCATCTTCTCACCTTCACTGAAAGAGCTGTAAGTGAAATCATCTCTATGTCTAGATTTAATACTTTCATTAAACTCTTCATCTAATGTAAAGTTTACATAGAAGTCAAGTTCTTGTAGGTACTTATTAATAAGTTGGTTCATTACAGGAAGATACTTCCTAATAATCATTGACTTAATACCACCATCCTTAAGCAAAGAAGAAATTACATCATAATTTCTTTTAGTTTCTTTTACTTCACCTATAGATTTTTGTACTGTTAATCCCTGATTTGCAATTGCAATAAGTTTTTCTTTCTCACCATCAATATCTAGATTATCATTCTTCAACTCTTCAATCTCACCTTTAATATCTAAGATAATTTTTTGAGTTGTTTTTATAGCTTGCAATTTTGTTTTGATGTCCCAATTAATATCAGAGACCTCTCTATTCATTTCAGTTTGTTTTTTAACTAGTTTATTTGATTTCTGAAGTTGACTCTTATATTTTTCAACTAGCTCAGTTGTATCATGAATAATTTTAGAGGATTGAAGAAGATGCTTTTTCTTAAGATCTTTAGTTATAGGTTGTGTACA